GCCCGGCGACGGGTTTCAAGAGATTACGGCAGACGACGACTTGCCTTTTAACTAAGCAGGAGAAAGGAAGTGAAACAGCTTGAACATTATTTCATTCGTTCCCACCGGAAGGGAAAACGCCGTTTCCCGTTATGACATTGCCAAGGCAGTCGGGATTTCAGAGCGGGATGTCCGTTTTAAGATCAAAGAGGCCAACAAAGAGCTGGAACGGATTGGGGAAGCGATTGTTTCAAGCTCCAGCGGCCGGGGGTATTGGCGCACAAACGATATTGCCGAGATGGAAAAATACTTGCAGGAATCCAGCCGCCGAAGAGCGACACAGGCTAAGAACGACCTCCCCATCCAGCGGATCGTCAGCCGGGCAAAAGGCGAAGCCCTCATTTATGTCAAAGGCTATTTCAGGAGGATTCGTGTCAATCCCGCCCAAACAAAGCTATGAGGCGGTGGTAAGGTGCCAAATAGAATTATTAGCGAAAAGATTCGTACAAGCAAATCAATCAACGCGCTTTCAGATTTTCAATTTCGATTATGGACGTATCTACTGACTTATGTTGATGATTACGGAAGAGGCAGCGCGGATCCGGAATTGCTGAAAGGATTCGTATTTCCAAGAAGGAACGGAGTTCGGGAACAAGATATTCAAAAGGGCCTTGAAGCTTTGGAACGCAATGGTAGCATTCTTCTCTATGATGTTGCAGGAGAACCCTATTTTTGCCTTCCAAACTGGGGCAAGTATCAAAGAATACAAACCAAGAAGTCAAAGTTTCCTGAGCCAAGCGAAAATGATATTTCACGGTGGTCCACGGTGACTCACGGTGACTCACCGCTAGAATCCAATCCAGAATCCAATCCAAATCCGAATACGAATACGAAAGACGCGCCCGCGCGCGTACCACGCTTTCAAAAGCCCACCGTGGAGGAGGTTCGTTCCTTCTGCAAGGAACAGGGCTATGCTTTGGACGCAGATTATTTCTGCAACTACTACGAGAGCAATGGCTGGAAAGTCGGAAAAAACAACATGAAGGACTGGAAAGCCACTGTTCGAAACTGGGTTAAGCGTGAAAGGGCTGAACAAAGCAAAACAGGAACCGGGCCCGAAACGACCTACGACATTGAGGCGTTCGAGCAATCGGGCGCGTTCGATGATTTGGACTGGAGGCCGTAACATGAAACTGCATGTTAAGCCGGCGAAGTATCACAACACGCCGGTTGAGGTTGACGGAATACGCTTTGACAGCAAGGCGGAGGCGGCGCGGTACGTACAGCTGAAAGCGCTGAGAGCATCGGGGCGGATTCTTTGGTTTACCCGGCAGCCGTCCTTCCTCTTGTTGGGAAACACCCGGTACAGGCCGGATTTCATGGTGTGCGATTCTTCCGGGCTGGTATGGGTGGAGGACGTCAAGGGCGTGGAGACAAAGGAATTCAAGATCAAGAAAAAGGACTGGGAAGCGCTTTATCCAGGCTTTGAATTGAGGGTGGTTAAGTAAACGGCAATTCTGAAAGTCCAACGAAGTATGCGTGGTTTTGATTTTATCGGCCCATTTTTCAATTTTTATGGCTAAGTAATGAAATTATACTATTTTGATTTTTTGTTTTAAATTTGGGCGCGTTTTGTCAATTTTATTTTAGTGGCCATTTTTAGCCGCAAAGGAAACAAAAAAAGACGGGTTTATTCCCCGCCCTTTTTGCTTTGCTTGTTGATGATTCGTTGAACTTTGTCTCGCTCTATTTGCATAGAGATAGCCCGCTCAATAAACTGAACCGTCCCCTCTCCTTGTGCCTCTGCGGCCTCTTGAGCCGTTTTAAGGGTGTTTGTGGGTAAAGAAACCATTAAACTGCTTTGCGGACTAACCGAGGAATCCTCGGAGAGTTGCACACGCTCCCCCATACGCTCACAGATAGCACGGTCAATGAACCTGTTCAAACTCTCCCCATAATTTTTTGCATGGGATTGTATCACTTCTTTTTGGCCTTTACGCACTCTGATTTTTATTTCATCATAGGCTTTTGAATTGTAGCGGTCTTTGACAACACTGGACGTTTTTCCCATATACTCACCTCCTAAGATATTATATCACATTTATCATGGTGGGTACAGTATGAAAACAGCAAAATAGAATACTGGGTACAGTATTTATATTGCGATTGCTCAAAGAGTGTACCCAGTATGCTTTACAGATGATTTATTAGCGGAAAAAGTCTAAAAATACATATCGAAAAAATTTATCTATACAGGAGGCGGCAACATGAAAGACAAACTCACCTGCTCGGAATGCAGAAAAAAAGACACATCCGAATGTCCAATGGCAAAGGCTGAAAGAACGGTCACGGGAGAGTTCTCAGGCTTTAAAACCGCATTCGAGGATTGGGAAGGGTGCAGCAGGGGCGAAGGCCGGCGAATGGCGCCGCAAGCAATTTTTCAGGGAAAGCGAGGCCATAGAAATTGAACAAGGCGCTTCTGTCGTCTAAAAATATGTGTTGGTGTACGCCGCAGGATTTTTTTGATAAGTTGAACCAAGAATTTCAATTTGTTCTGGACCCCGCAGCTACCGACAAAACAGCGAAATGCCCCTTATACTATACGCCGGAGACAGACGGGCTTTCACAAAGCTGGGACCGCGGCGGCGCGGTATTCTGCAATCCGCCTTATGGGCGCGAGATTGGGAAATGGGTGAAAAAGGCGTTCATAGAGGCCCGAGGGGGCTTTCCAATCGTGCTGCTCATTCCAGCGCGGACGGACACGAATTATTTTCACGATTACATTTATGGGAAGGCGGAAATCAGGTTTGTGCGAGGGCGTTTGCATTTTACGGACGATGACGGCAACGCCGTAAACGCCGCCCCTTTTCCCTCGATGGTGGTTATCTACAACGGGGGCCGGTGAAGGAGGAAGAGTGATGGACATAGAAAAACTGATTGAGAAGCTGCGCACAGAAAGCTTATACAAAGACAAAGCGACGTTAGAAATCATGGATTTGTGCATGGAAGCCGCGGATAAGCTGGAAAGAATCAATGATTTTGATAAAAGCCAGAGCGCAAAGCTGCTTGCTGAAAACGGCAAGCTGCGCGCAGAGCTGGAGCAGATGAAACAGGAGTGTCCTAGCTCTCTGAAGCTTGGGCATTGGATTGCAGTAGATAAGAAAAAAGGCACGGGTATTTGCAGCGTGTGTAACCGTCTGGATAGTATCGATTCGTTAGCTTCATTTTGCAGATATTGTGGTGCTTGCATGGAGCAGGAGGAAGAAGCATGAACCCCGCGGCAAAATGGCTTTTTGACTTATATAAAGGCTCAGGCCTCACGAAACAGAAGTTTGCTAAAAGGTGCGGGATGTGCGCAATACAGATCAGCCGCTGGGAGCGCGGAGAACAAGACCCATACCCGGCCAGCATTAGAAAAGCTGGCGCCGCGTTTGGCGTTGAACCCCCGGAGGAAATTATAGAGGCAGCGGAAGAAGCCGGCCAAAGCAGGCGCGTTAAAAAAGCACCGCAAGTTCCAATCGCAGAACAGAAGGGAATAGGCGTTCCCAATAAGGACAAAGAAAAGGCCTCCCGTTTTCAATACGACGGGAAGCCCCGGGAATTTTGCAAAAGGAACCGCTGTGAATGGATTGGCTCAGACGGGAAATGCCATCTTCCCTCTTGCCTGAATCTATAAATGCGGAATATCTCAAGGACAAGCTGAGAAGGAGGAAAATATGCCGAGAAGACGGGATTTAAAGCTAGATAAATACGGAATTTCAAAAGAAGCGTATCGGGAATTGAGAAGCTTCTGCCTTCAGTATGAAGAAAAGAAAGCCCGGCTTCAACAGCTGCGCTCTATCGCTTCTGCTCCGATAACCGGTATGCCGGGAAAGAATGAACCCGGAAACCCAACCGCAAAGCATGCAGAAATGGCGGTCAAGCTAAGCAATGATATTGCCATGATCGAACAATCGGCATTAGAGGCGTCCGGGAACCTGCAGCAATATATCATTCAGCATGTGACAAGAGAAGGCGCTACATACGAAAGGCTTTGTCCTCCTTGCGGCCGGCGGCAGTTCTATGAATACCGAAGAATGTTCTTTTACTTTTTGTGGGAGAAAATGGGTAACGCGGGGGACGTACTTTTGTGATAAAATAATATTGTAAAAATTTAGCTTAAAGCCATCCTCCTTTAAAATCCGGGGCAAAACCCGGATATATGGGAAGCAAATTAAATTTGCCAAGATATTTTAAATTGTTGTACAAATCCCCTTTGAGTGTTACAATTACGCTATTAGGAGGTGTTTATATGCGACAACTTAAAAAGACCATACAATTTGATTCTTTTAGACCATATTACTGTGTGTTTCAAAACGATAGACCTGTGGAATCAGCGTATGATTTGAGCGTTCTTTTGGAACATACTTCTCAAAATTCATTAAAGGAATCCAAACGTAAAATCTATGGCGACATACATATGATACATAAATGTGGGCGTATCTCTAATAGCAATATGTGGGAAATACAGCTTATTCATCTGCGAGAAAAAATGCTACCGGGGATCGCTGATGGAGATGGATCCTTTGAAATGATACAGTTAGACGAACATGAGTACCCGGCTGAATCCACAACATTTTTGTATAATGAATCCAATGGGATTCTATACTTACAACGAAATAAATACGGCACTTCAATTAAGGCTCTTGAATTTTATCTTGGAGACTTGTCTCCTGAGGGCACTTCTGTGTTGCTTAAGCCTATAATAGTAGGTCAAAGAATAAAAAAAATCATAGATACAACACAATATCGTAATATTATTTTAGCTGCTGACACAGAGGGGATAACTAATACAGATGTTGAGGAGCCTTCTACTCCCTTGAATAAACTTTTAAAAGAGCTTTCATCATATCAAGGAAGAATAATTCGTCTCGAAATAAGTGCGGGCAGGGAGAGGTGTAGAAGACTTGAATCGCAGAATACAAAGGATCTTATACTAGACGCATATAAATCTCCAGCTACAACAAAACTGATTGTAAAAGCCAGTGCGCATGAAGATGTAGGTTTTGAAACAATTGATTTACTTAACGACCGCGAGAAATATCAGATCGATCTCAAATACACAAAGAATAATCCAATCACCCATGATATGTTGGTTAATGAGTTTATGAGGATATATACAAAGATAGATGAATAAATTTGATTATGAGGAAGGAGGCTCAAACGATATGAAAAAAATTCGTTTTTTAATTCCAGCTATAGTAACAGTTTTTGTCATATTAATAATATACTTCCTCGGAATCAGAAATATAACACTTGAGAATATAGAATTTATTCTTAACGCAGTAATTACTTGCGTTACTACCATGTCTGGGTTTATTTTAACCTCAATTTCAATTCTTATCGGTCTTAGTAACAGTAGAGTCATGCAAACAATTGCAAAGAAAAATGCAATAGGTGAACTTGTTTTTAGATATACAGAACCACTAATAGTTGGGCTGATGTTAATCATTGCTTGCGTGGCTTTAGGGGCGTTGGTTCCAGATAACAAAACAATTGGCTGCGTCTGGGCTTATTGTTTTGTTGGACTATCTGTGTATTATATAGTTAGCATGATTATAACAGGAAAATATCTTCTGAAAATTCTACATGAGATTTTGGTCGAACCACAGCGGTTGAAATCCAGTGCTACACCATCTGTTCCCCCAGGAGAGTTCCCGCATGGACAATAGTTAATTTTATCAAGAGCGTTCATCAATAAGATGAGCGCTTTTCTTATGCTCATTTTGAGGTGATATGCGTGGAAAAAGAAAAGCTTATAGGCGAATACCAGGCCGAGCTCAAAAAGGTAATGGACCGAATAGAAGAGGCGTTGGCAAACAGAAAGGAATGCATGAGCACAGAAGGGCGCAAGCGTCTTGCTCTTCTGTATGACATGCGAAATAGCCTCTGTTTCTCCCTGAAGGAATTGACAAAGGATTGATATTTATTTTAAAGCGTGGTGGTGATGTGTGGCAAAACGCTTGACAGATAGGCAAAAAAAGAAAATAGTGGCCGATTATTTGGAAAGCGAGAGCTTTAACGCTACAGCAAAAAAAAACGGTGTTTGCGGGCAAACCGTGCGTCGAGTTATAGAAGGATCTCAAGGAATCTCAGAAAATCTCAAACGAAAAAAAGAGGAAAACACCGCGGACATTCTCGCGTATATGGAAAGCCAACGCGGTGTTGTGTGCGAGATCATCGGCAAGGGACTGACAGTATTAAACAGCCCGGAAAAACTGGAAACGGCCACGCCTGCACAGATTACAACAGCCATCGGCACGCTGATTGATAAGTGGGCAATGGTTTCCGGAAAGCCTGCTGATGCGGTAAAAGAAGATGAATTAAGCAAGAGCCTAAAAGAAATGGCGGAGGAGCTGGAGAGCGATGATTAGCGTAAAACAGAAGAAAATTCTTGCGTTCCCTTATTCCAGCTATGACGCAATTATATGCGATGGCGCAGTCCGCTCCGGCAAAACCTCCATTATGATGTGGGCATTTGTCGGCTGGGCTATGCGAGCGTTTAGCGGTCAAAGATTCGGCATTTGCGGGAAGACGGTAGACAGCGCAAGTAAAAACATTGTTGTTCCCTTTATCTCCATGAGTCTTGCTAAAGAGCGCTATGTTCTACGCTGGCGAAGATCAGACAAAATCTTAGAAGTGCGCCGTGGAGCCGCAATCAATTTCTTTGAAGTATTTGGAGGTAAAGATGAGAGCAGCGCGGCGCTTATTCAGGGCCGTACATTGGCCGGGGTGCTACTGGACGAGGTAGCGTTAATGCCGCGCTCTTTTGTTGAGCAGGCATTGGCCCGGTGCTCTGTTGACGGAGCGAAGATGTGGTTTTCTTGTAACCCGGGCAGCCCGCAGCACTGGTTTTATCTTGAGTGGATAAAGCGGCACAAGGAGCACAACGCCTTGTATCTGCACTTTACCATGCGAGATAACCCGGGGCTTAGTAATAAAATTATAGAGCGATATGAGTCTATGTTCTCCGGTGTGTTCTACGACCGTTATATCCGGGGCCTATGGGTATTGGCGGAGGGGCGGATTTATGACATGTTCCGGAAAGAAAGGCATGTTGAGGCCGCATCTCCGGGAGCATGCAGCCTTTACTACATTAGCATGGATTACGGCACGCAAAACCCCACCGCCATGCAGCTTTGGGGGAAACATGGCGGTGTTTGGTATGCTCTGCGCGAATATTACTACTCGGGCCGGGAGCGGAACAAACAGCTCACGGATGAAGAATATTATACAGCGCTTGAAAATCTTGCGGGCCCCCTCC